AAAAGCGTTAAAAAGCGTTAAAAAGCGTTAAGTGGCATACTTCATTCCACCCATACCACTTTCGACAACAAAGAAGTTCAGACTTTCCACATAAATTACATAATTCATTGTAAAGTTGCTAGTTGATGACAGAGGCCACATGTCAACATCGATCTGAAACATTTTGACACGACTCGTATTAAGAGTTCCGCTGGGTTTCATCCATTTCGACGTATCGAGAGCGAAGCTATAAATTGCCAATCCTGGCGGAAATACTCCAGCAGCGTATTTCCACGAGGAAAGTTCATTAAAATATTGAAGAGGTTTAATCTCCTGAATTTCATTACCATCACACAGTATACGAACTTGCCGTATAATATCCTGCTGTGTTGCTGCGACAAGTAGACCAGATCGACCAATATTCCCTGGTAAATCATTCAGTGTAGGGACATACGGGGCCAAGGGATATAACCACCAATTCGTGTAATTCGTCCAACTGTTTCTGCCTGAAATGGCATCAGACCGTCTCGGAATAACAATAAGACGAGGTACTGGGTTATGGGTAAATAGCTCAAAATATTGCCTTGTAGTATTGTTATTAAATGTATACCGTGTAACCTGACGTACTGGATATGTCAGTTGGTGCGTTACAAACTTGCGCCGTTCATCGTCCGTCAAGTAAATATATGTCGCCTGTAATCTCGCATTCAAAGGCCATGTACTGAGTGTCGGCACTGTGTACCCAGCATCCGTTAAAAACTGATTAAGAAGCATACCAGGGTCTGAATTCGGTACATACGAGACATTGCCAGTTTGTCTCTGCGATTCTGTAGAAACTGTAGTATTCCCAGGACGCACTCGGAGTCCATTTGGATCTAGAACCGTATACAGGTCTTGAATCGGCCTCAGTGTTAATTGTACTTCACATTCATGGTACTGGAGAGCAATGAGAGGTAGAGAGAGTGAAGGACTCTGTGAAAACCAGAACCCAAGTGGCAGAGTTATTTCGCGAGCAGGAATTGACGGAAAATTCGTCTGCGGGCCTATGGCATCAGCATTGTAGACATTTGGATATAAGCCTGGAGTACGAGAATATGGGGTACCGACTTCGCCGGAGTATTGGCCATTCGCCGGGTCATACAATTCAGGTACATCACCCACCATTTGTTGCCACTTGTTGTATTGGGTTTCATCTTGATCTGTCAGGGCTGATGCGATAATATAATCACTATCAATCTGTTGAACGAGTGTACCCCCAACAAAGAACGAAGCATCCTGGATAATCTGAGCACCGATATATCTGACCCACTGGAATTCGTATTGGTTCGCAGGTGCTGTGTAATTGTATTTGCTGTAAATGTCTGGAAGTGTGAAGGTAAAATACAGATCTGATAGCAGATCTCCAATCCGCTGAATCTTGGCTCGAATCTGAATCGGCTGGTCAAAGAATAATTCCTGCGGACCATCAACTTGTAGAGTCGCAGATTCGAAGGAAAAATGACTGTATTTCTTTACAACCAAATAAAAGTAGGTAAAATCTGGATTTCCACTCAGAATAATATTCTGAGAACCATATGCGACCAATATATATAGGCCTCCACCTGTCATCGCTCTTCTTGTTACACTGAAACAAGAAGAGTGCTTTTTAGATAGTGAATGAACTAACTTCCGTGGGATTCTTACGGTTTAACCCACTTGACTATTCGTCCACCATGTATCAGCCAAATAGGGTGATATGCTCATATCAGCACCATTCATATTTGGTGATGGTCCCATATTCATTAGTGTTTGGATTTCACTCGAGGTCAAGGCATAACTGTAGTAATATACTCGACTAACCATTCCTCGTGCTGCTCCACTAAATGTTAATGGACTACTGGCAGTTGAACTGCCGAGATTAGAGTCGGGAACTAAAGATACAGCAGACGTTGGCACTGTCATTTTACGAGGGCTAAACAAATATACATTCCCATAGTTTTGATACGGTGGTGTATTTGAAGCGAGTGCCATCTTGTTTTTCAGGCTTCCGTTGATATATACATACAGAGTATTTCCCTTACATGATACTACAATATGGAACCACTTATCCACAGGGATATTTGGAATATCAGTATAGCTATTCCATGTATTATAGCAATTCATGTAGACACGAAGAGTGTTCGCACTTCCAAAGCAAAATATTCCAGGGCCTAACAAAGGATAGGGTAGATTGTATCCCTTGTGTAAAATATGATGTAGGCTTGTGTCAGAATTACTATTCGAAAATGTTGTACTGTTAATATTTATAAACATAGAATAACTGAATTCTATGCCGGAACGCTGATTCGTAGACATCGTTATCGTTAACGGTTTTGAACTACTAGGATCTTGGACTGCCGTATACATTTTTCCACTTGAGGCATATGTATTAGGGAACAATTCAAGACGACTATTCCACAATCCCATGAAAGTATTGTACATGTATTCTCCCGTTGCGAGTGATAAATATAGAATGACAATAACTGCCAAGGCAGTTAGAATTTGCGAGACCAAACCAGAACCAAAATACGATGTATATGTTCCTTGAGCATCTGCCATACTATCTAGTTATTCAATACAATTTCAAACGATTGAAATTGTTGGTGCCGTGACTTTAATTTTGGGCATCGTATTTATACCGAACATTCCTAGTAGTTGCCCTATCATCGATTTGGAAAGTGGCCCATTGAGGTATGTTGTGTAAATATAATCCGGAGAGTAGCCGTAATTTGCCATACGTGTACTGCCAATGTAGCCACCAAATCCTAATGCGCCACAGGCGTTACTTGCTGACGCCGTACCTGGTGAGGATGATCCACCGAGTTGAACTGTGGTATTAATACCTTGTTCAACTTGATATATGTAGGGTAATATACAACTGCGTGTAAGTTTACCATCAATATATACATCAATCGTTTTTCCACTGACAACTGCCACAATATTTACCCAACGTTGGAGATCAATTGAATCAATATCACACATCTCAAAATCATCATCCATATATGAAAGACGGCTACCACTCAATTTGTTTATCAGCGCTACATTTCCACCCTCACCCCCTGTAAGTCTTACACTTCCAGTATCGCCCACACTTCCACTACTTACACGTATACCAAGTTTATTTGATTGCATTCCTAAATACATTACAAGTGTATAAAGTGAACCACCTCCATTCCCTGAGACTGTTAAAAACATTTTATTAGCCGTAGTATTAGATGTCCAATTATTAATATAAATCCATGTACTTACAGAGAACTCACCACCAACATACAGTGGAGGGGGGGGCATACCAGCTCCAACGCTTGCGGAAGCAGGACTATTCGACGATAATGTTAGTACACCTGAATTTGCAACCAGCCCTTGTCCCGCTGGAGAAAATACTACAACATCCTGGGCATCACTGGATCCATTTAGCCATGTGTATAAATAACGCAAGGCTACAATGATAAGAATTAACACAATGGCAGAAACTAGCATGCGTGTCATATCCATTCTATGGTAGATTCATATATAATATTTGGCATTTCTTATTAGGCATATGGTGACGACCATTGTTGAAGTGGATTTGGAAGATTTACAGCTTGGCAGTTTCCAAATGGACATGTAACTATATTTTCAATATCGGATAAACTAGGGAGTGGTAACGATATACCGGAAGATAGATATGGGGCCCCACTCGTATCAACGGAATTGGCTACCGCCGTACGGATTTCATTTGTCTGTAAGGCATACGATGCTATGCTCATCAAAGCTATATCCCCCCCTAATCTCTTATCTCCAATAGTCAACGGAAGGGATGTAATATACATAGGCGCTGCCGTACACATATGGCTGGTACTCAGTTTTCCATTCAAATATATATTAAATTTACTACCATCTCGTACGATTGCTATAGCAGTCCAGCGTTGAAGGGGTATCTCAGGCAAATCAATTGTTTCGGTTACACCATCTGTGCGCGTTGTAGCAGTACATGATGTGGGAATAGATGTGGGATTACATGCGACATTTATATTCAGTTGCGCAGGAGCTAAACTATACCCCCTCCCTGCGTCGGGTGCCACCAATAGTTTTAGGGACAGCATCGACCCCACAGTAAATACCGTCGCATATTCGGAGGATGACTGCGATGTACGGTCTCTTAGTAAGGGATATACGAAAAAGAATAAAGTTGAACCCGATGTTCCATTCCATGCCGTTGAGAATTGATCCCCAGGTATTACTAATGTACTTGCTACTGACAATGCCGTTTTCTCAGGCCCTACCCTCGTAAGGCTATTCGACGGTTTTGTTAACGAAATACAATATAGTATTATTTTGTATGCTAGATATATAACTACAATACTTATCAGTGCTATCCATATAGGATTCATCTACATGAACCTAGTATTTTTTATTGAAGAGCATACTGTACATACATGGGGATATTTTCCTTATTAAGTAGAACTGGGGCATATGTATCACCGGCCTTTTTCCAGTCATCAATGGCCGCATTGACTTCGGTTAGAAGTTCTGGTAAAAGTGTACCAATTTCTATGGAATCAACCTCGTTTAGAATATCAAGTTCAGTATTTGTCGTCAAACACTTCCTAGTTATATAGTTTCCTCCCACTATCCACTCACAAAACCAATTGGGCGTTGTGACTGTATAGTATCTACGATTATCACATTCTCGAATGGAATATGGCATGTGTACTTGTAAACTACGTACACTGAGATATCAATTTTTAGGTGCGCTCTTCGAGACGAAGCCTATATTTACGCGACTTCTTCTTTTTCAAAATACGTAT